TCAGTACGATGCAGTCAAAGAAACAAACATACAAGATCTTCTATTTTTAGAAAACAGAGATAGGAAATATGATCCTGATGTTTATGTGCATAGAGCAATTTACAATGTGCAAGATATTGATTTTGATCTAAGCCAATTTGGTTTATTTTTAAGCAACGATACATTGTTTATGACAGTGCATATTAGAAGTATTGTAAAGACACTAGGCAGAAAACCTATAAGTGGCGATGTTATAGAACTTCCTCATCTAAAAGACGAATATGCACTAAATGATTTCGATGTTGCACTAAAAAGATTTTATGTTATAGAAGATATTAATCGTGCAGCAGAAGGTTTTAGTCAAACATGGTATCCACACTTATATCGTCTAAAATTAAAACAGATCTATGACGGTCAAGAATACAAAGAGATATTAGATTTACCTGCTTCTGAAGATAGTAACAACACACTAAGAGATTTGCTTTCAACATATGATAAAGAAATGCAAATTAATAATGCAGTTGTACAACAAGCAGAAGTAGATGCGGCAAAAAGCGGTTACGATGTAAGTCATCTATATACAATGGCTTATAACGAAGACGGTTCAATTGCTCTTAATACAGCAGATGATACTGATTTGGATGCAAGTGCTATTTCACAATATGCAGATCAAATAGACAATTCTCCTAATAGACCAGGATACACAGGATACCTAGTTGGTATTGCAGATACACCTAACGGTGCTCCTTTTGGTAGCGGAATACAATTTCCAAGAGACAATATGGAAGGTGACTATTTCCTAAGAACTGATTTCTTACCTAACAGATTATTTAGATTTGACGGGAGCAGATGGTTGAAAATACAAGACGATGTCAGAGAAACACTTACAAATACAGATACAAGAAATACACAGAAAACTGGATTTGTTAATAATACACGCACAAGCACCATTGGCGGTGAAGAAGTTGAAGAACGTCAAAGCTTGTCTAAAGCATTACGACCTAAGGCAGATAACTAATGCAACACTTTTATGATGCACAGATTAGACGATATATTACTCAAATGATTAGAATGTTGAGTAACTTTCCTGTGAAAGACGGCAATGGTAATTTAAAACAAGTTCCTGTTATGTATGGAGATCTAACTAGACAAGTTGCACAAATAATACGTGACAATAGTGAAAATAAACTACCTAGCGCACCTAGAATAAGTTTATATGTTACCGGGTTAGAAATGGACAGAGATCGTTTGCAAGATCCTAGCTTCGTTAGAAAACAAAATGTAATAGAACGTAACTACGATGAAGACGGTCAGCAATATCTGAATACTCAAGGTAAAAACTATACAGTTGAAAAAATGATGCCTACGCCATATAAATTAACAGTTAATGCAGATATATGGTCAAGCAACACAGATCAAAAATTACAAATACTTGAACAAATACTAATTTACTTTGATCCTAGTTTAGAAATACAAACTACAGACAATTATATAGATTGGGCAAGTTTGACCATAGTAAATTTAGAAAATGTAAATTGGTCAAATCGTAGTGTTCCTGTAGGCGTTGATAGCGAAATAGATGTTGCTACACTAACATTTAGCACTCCTATATACATTAGTCCTCCTGTCAAAGTAAAACGTATGGGTGCTATTACAAATATCATTACAAGTATATTTGATGAACGCACAGGCGACATTGATCTAGGACTTGCACAACCAGAACTAAACCGTTATGACGACTTTGCGGAAGGTGGTAGAACAACAGATAGACACAAGGCAGGAACTACTGTGAGCGATATTCAAGCAAATGTAAATGATGGAATGCTAGGTGTGTATGTTGAAGGTGATACAGGACAGTTGTATGGAAAAGGTGCAGTCAATTGGCGTAGTGCTATTGACAAACAACCTGGTACATATCAAGCAGGTATCAGCAGAATATTCTTGACAGACCTAGATAATGATTCAACTATTACAGGTACATTTACAGTAAATGAACTTAATGAAACTTTAATATTGATAGATTGGGATACAGATAGTTTTCCAGATGATGACATTATTACAGGTCCGTCAGGAGATAGAACAAGCATAGATGCAATCATCGATCCTACAAGAAGCAATCCTGCAAGTATTAAAACAGCAGGTACAAGAATACTACTATTAGAAAATGTTAGCAGTGACGAAGCAACAGAATATCCCGAAGCATGGCAAAACAATGACGGAAGTGGGTTGATTGCAAATGCTAATGATATTGTTGAATGGGACGGTACAAAGTGGGTTATAATATTTGATTCACAGTCTGTAACTGCAACAACATATATCACAAATCTAACAACAGGCAAACAATATAAGTTTGCTAACGGTGAATGGCTGCTTAGTGTTGAAGGTGAATATCCAGTTGGTACATGGAGAATCGACCTTTATGGCTAATTATTTTTATGGAAAAGATAATTTGCAGTGGCGCACTTTTTTACACATTAGAAACTAATAGATTCTTATTTTTGCATAGAGCTAACGGCAAAAGAAAAAATCTATGGGGTCTTGTTGGCGGTACTAATGAAGGTGCAGAAACGCCATGGGAAGGTTTGCAGAGAGAAATCGAAGAAGAAATTGGCTTTTTGCCAAAAATTAAAAAGACAATTCCTTTAGAAACTTTTATATCTAGTGACGAATTATTTCATTATCATACATATATTTGTATAGTGAATGAAGAATTTTTACCTAAATTAAACAACGAACACAATGGCTATGCTTGGGTAAGTTTTAGCAAATGGCCTAAACCGTTACACGACGGATTACGCAATACACTGCAAAGCAAAATTAATCTTAAAAAATTAGAAACTGTATTTGAAGTGATTAACGCTTTTGGAGATTTAAATGACTGAACAAAATGTTATAAGGCACGATTGGGGTGTAGAAGTTGCATGGGCAGACTTTGAAACATTTGGTGCAAGAATGATGCTATTTACAAAGGCTGGTGCTAGAACAGATATGCAATTTCAGTACGAAACAGACAAGTCTTGGTTTGTAAGTTGTGGCAAATTTTTAATTAGATATATAGATACAGAAACAGGGGAAACTTTTACAAAAGAATTAGTAGAAGGCGGAGTATTTGATGTTCCTAAATTACAGCCTGTTTCAGCAGAAGCAGTTGTCGAAGGTTCGACACTAAGTGAAGTAAATAACGGTATTAGAATCGATGATATTAAAATAATATGTCCAAGTGAGAAAATAAATGTTGCCGAAATTATCTGAATCTAGTAAGTTTAAAGACGAAATAAGATTTTTTGAATCAAAATTAAAAGTTGTTGCCGAGGATCAAAAAGATTTAATTCAAACTCGTATCAATAGAATAAAAGAACTTGCAAAAAATATAGACGAAGCACACGAAATTAGCACAGCAGGATTTATCAGACCTACTCTTATAAGTGATAGTAAAGAAGAACTTGTGCAAGCTAGATTCGAAATATATGAAATGATTAGATCAAATAAGACTTAATCTTTTAACTGTAATATTTCCAACCATTCCTGCATGAACACTACATTGATATCTATATGTTCCGGAAATGTTTTCTTGTATTCTCCAGTATAATGTACCTGAAGATTGCCCTTGAGCGTCTGCTCCTACTCTAACAGTGCCTGTACTATTAACATGAACTAATCCGACATTATAAGGATCTCCAACTGCATCTTGTATTTCAAAAGGATGTCCAGATATCAATGATAGATCAAATGCTACAGTTGTTCCTGCTAATACTGTAAGTGTTGGATTATTGCCAGCATAATGGCTTTCGAAAAGATATGCAATAGTACTGTTGTTATCTACTCTGTACATTGCAATTGCAGGTTCGTAAATCTGATCGATTGTTAGTCCTGTGGGTACATCAGTTAAATCACTAAATGCACTTGCGCCGCCGCCGTCGCCAGTTGCATCTGTATCATTTACCCAAAATGTTCCATTATATTTTAATACTTGTCCCAATGCTGGAGACGTAATAGTTACGTCTGTAAGGTCGTTTAGTGCTTCAGCGCCTCCGCCGCCTCCGCCGCCGTCTCCTGCTTCTACAGTTTGGAATGTAAATACTCCTGCTCCATTTGTAGTTAGGACTTGACCATTTGTTCCATCTACAATTCCTAAATCTGTTAGTGTTGTAGGAATCAACCCATCTGCATCAGTAAGATCATTTAGATCTGTAGGTATTTCAGCAGCACCTGTATCAAATGCAGCCGATATAATATTCCAAGTCGTTCCGTTCCACTTCCAGGAATTTGTACCGCTTGTATATATTTGATCTACTTCTGGATCTAGTGGAAAATTAAGTGCCATTTTACATACCTCTGTTAATATTTATTCATTTGTTAAATCTTAAAGTTAAACCATTTCTTAAACTGATAGAAGTATCAATTACTCGTCTAGGTCCTGTAATGAATCTTGCATCAAAAGGACCTTGATATAAAACTCTAGCAGGGCCGCCTTCTAAACTCTCATAATTGAACCAATTAGCATCACCTGCTGTTGTACTTTCTACTCCATAATGGAAATCTGAAGGATCTTGTACGTCAAGACTTTCTATCCAATTTTTCAATTCTGCATATGTCCAATCTCTATTGTGTTCTAACACAGTTGCCAAAAAGCCAGCAGTCACTGGACATGCTGCACTTGTTCCGCTAAATCCTGTGTCGTATGCAGCAACAGTTAAACCAGGATAACTATCAGCTCGTAATCCTTCATTAGTATAATTTTTATTTGCAGCAAGTGTTCCGTCTGCTGCTGCATATACATCTATTCCGTTGCCTCTATCACTATAATTTATTTTTGCTTCCAAGCCTAAATAATAATCGTCGTTTAGAGCACCAACATTAATAGTTTTATAAGTTACTTCTCCTGTAACGCCATCAACAGTTTTTCCTCCCTGTTGAGGGAACCCTCTGCGGTTTGTTGTTCCTGTAACAGCAACTCCAAATTCAGTATATGCGCTGTCTTCTAGTGTAGTGTCTGATTCTGCACTAATATAGTTATCAAAATCAGGATGTCCATAATTAACTTGTTTTTGATTACTATTACCAGAAGCAACTACAAATATAACTCCTGCATCAATTAGTTCGTCTTGTGCAGTTGTAAGT